CAAAACAGCAAAATAAAAAAGACCAACATTGCTACCGTTCCGTCTGTCATTATTTGTTGACCCCCTTATTAATAATACCACCTATCGTCTGCGCGACCTTAACGAAGTCTTCTTCCTTATAGCCCTTCGAGTATTTATTGGTTAAGCACGAACCAACCGCCTTTAGAACATTGTCACTAACAAAGCTCTCTAAAGCGATGAGTTCTATATTGTGGGCTTGTCTTTCTTCTTCATCTCTTATGTACTTAAATACTTTTGATCCCATTCACTTAACCGCCTTTATTTATTTTGTACTGTTTGATTTTCTTTCTTTTAACTTGCAATAATTTGGTGTGTCTTTAAGCATGTTAACCATATTTTCTTTACTAATTTCACACGGCTGTGGAAACGGCATCCAGTGTGTTACACAAATAGGCTGTCCTTCATCCCAATCATTTAAAGTATCAAAACCATATTCTCCATTTGCAGCTGGAATATAACCACCGCACCCTACAAGCCCTTCACATACTTTGACACGCAGATCCGTCATTTTACCACGACTTTCATCTTCAAGTACCATAATCAAACAACTATCATTCGGAAATTCTGGCTTTTCATCAAATACACTAATCCATTTATCCATTAGTTCACCTCCCTCACGCGCATACCATAGGTGCGCCGATAAACCCCTTTTCTATAAGCTTCTTGTGGAAGAACTGCTTGCCCTGCGGCGTAAAGAGCACCCTTACCGATACGATATCCGACTTAGTGTATCAATCTTTTGTCTCGAATAAACCCTCGTTACTCTTCTTTGCGTAAGGACGAAGCTGTTTGGCTGGAGTGCGGTACAGGTACTTTTCGTCTATCAAAAAATTAACGAACTTACGCTCAGAGATACCAAGTTCTTTGGCAGTGTCTCGAAGCCCTGTGCATTTATTAGGGCTAATAAACGTGTCATAGAAGTCCGCCTTCGGTTGAGCGACATCGAGCTCGCTTTGCAGACCAGAAATTTTGGCTTCCGCTAATCTAAGTTTGCCTTCTGCAAATTTAAGTGCTCTCGCCATTATCATGTCTGGATCGTTCCACGCTTTTTCGAGTTGCAAGAAATACTGTCTCGCTTGCTTGCCTTTCTCGTTACGCTGAAGCATACAGATCTCTTTTGCCATGTCGATGGTGATCTGTGCATCCTGTCTCGGCTTACCCGGTAAGCCGTCAGACCTATTGGACAAAAATGTCCGATAGTCCTCGTCCTCAGTAAAACCGTATTCGCACATTCTCGGAAACCATTTGTGAAATGGGGTTTCTGCTTCCAAGAATTCGTGCAGGTCTCTCGCTAAGACCGTCGGTCTGTCGCTTTCATAGTTGATTTTGATTAATTCATTCATTTCATTTTCTCCTTCATTTATTAATGTTAAAGTTTGCAGGGAGTAAGTATATCGTGTGTAACCCAACGCTTGAAAGCTTTGGCTTCGGGCTTGCGACTGCGAAGAATGATTGAATACAGCCCAGCTTCGCTTATACAATTCGTTTTTTGCTTTCTACCGTGGGGGTCGATAATATCTACCCCCGATTTTTCGTCATCATCCAAGGTGCGCAGAGCATCTTTCGAGTTGCTTACCGCGAGAACTCGAAGAATATCGTTGGCTACAAACCACGGTTCGCCGTCAATAGTTATGGTGCGGACTTCTCCAAATTCCTCATTGTTAAATACTGTCAGTTCATTCATTTCACTTTCTCCTTTGTTTATAATTAAAATGTCACGAATAATATGCAATATTCGGGACAAAGGGGAGTCGCATTTGCGTACCCCCCCATACCGTTGTATGACTTTTGCTCATTTTTGAGCTAAAGTACTGTATCGGCAGTTGAGGGGGTGACAGATTTGGACACCCCTTGCCATAGTGGCATACCGTCGCGATTTACGACGGTATTTTTTTTGACCCATTGTCGCCCTAAGTTGAACTTAGCCCGCTCGTCCTCGTCGAGACGGCTTGTCGCTATTGTAGGGTTGCTTAAGTCGAGAGCTCTACAGTCGGCGAAATGCCGAGTCAGCTTATTTTCGTAGCCCACGCAACCCCGAAAAATAACCTCGCCCTGTGTTCTGATGAGTCCTCATTATAGGGAGTCACATTTTGTTACACCCTTACTAATAAATCACGGCTTTAACATAAGTCGTCGTTAACATAAGTCGTCGTTTTGCTCTTGTAGTTGAGACCACTACCCTAATTCAGGGGGATGGTGTTACCCACATTTTTGCCGGGAAGCTATTCGACATTTTTGTCTAACAGCCCCATATCACTTCTCCGCTCTGTACTTCGCCAACGCCGCCGTCGCCTTGCGTTTCTGTTCTTCGGAAATGCTTCGAGCGGCGTTCTTTCTTATAGTAACTGCGGAAGGGATAGCCTTTAGAATCATCCCGCACACAGCGCCGTCGTCATAAACCGTCTGCTCTATAGGAGTCCAACCCTTACGCAGCGCGGCATTGAAGTCTTTCGGAACGGTGCTGTCCATTACCCAGCCGTCGCCACTTCTATATATGTGCGTCTCTCGCTCACTCACAGATATCTTACTCGTAATCGTCTTCGTCTTTATCGCCATTCTGAACCCTCTCCATCCAATCTTTTAAAAGTGTCCTCATTCTTCTGCTCGGCACATACAACCATATCTCTTCTCCACGCCTTATAGCCGACCTCCATATCCACTGCAACATAGTTGAAAGGGCGTACATATCTTGGTCTACCTCTACACCAAATTTCTCATACACACGCCTCTCCGCGACGTTCATAAACAGGTTAACGGCGTAGGCGAGATACCTCTTGTTGATATATGAGTTAGTAGCCCTCTCGTTGAAGACGACGTAACTCTTGGTGTAACCTCTGCCTTTCACCTTGTTGCAAGCGCTCTTATAGGTTCCCCACATACGCTCGTCCGCCTTGCACCCGCGCCATATGTTGTTATAGCAGTTAAATATATGGTCTTTTACTGTCTTAAGTTCGCCGTCCTCACCAGCCCTGCGTCTCTGATACCAATTCATAGACAGCGCATGGGGCGGGTCGCCTATACGGTTGAGCTTTGGCGACTCTACTATATGTATAAGGTCTTTAATATGTTTTGTGTATTCCGGCACATAATCGGTATTATCCGAAAAACGGTAAACCCCGTCCTTTAGCGACACACCTATATATGTATAGGGGATTTTATAAATCTTCATAAAATAGCAAAGCGCCTGTCCGGTAAACAAATACGTCAGCACGAACACCTCGTCGAACGAGGTCAACAGCTCCTGCGGCAGAGCCCAATAATAAAGCTTCTGCCCCTTTTGTCCATCAACACACAAAATATCGCGGGAGCGAAACATCTTCATCTCGTCCTCAAATTTGCCTGAGTCGTACAGCTTGTCTGTCGCCCGATATGTCGTGCCGTCTGATTCTAAAAAACCTGTAGCGACAAGCCCGCCAACATCATTAGTCTTCATTTGACTCTCGATAAGAATATCCAAGCTCTCGTCTATGATGAGGGTATAGCCAAGCTCTCTAATCATCGCCAGCGTATCACGGTTATAATTTCTGAAAGCGGCGTGGGTTGTCGTTATGTTGCAACCCTCGCTTATAAGAGCTGCTGTGTGCTCTGTCTTTCTGAAATGGTATTCGCTCAGCTTGTTGCTCGGTTCGACGAAGTGCAGCTCCAGGCAGCCCTCTTTGATACGATTGCTCTCCGCCAGATACGGCGTGATGTAAATAAATTTCTTTTCCTTGTGTTCGTTCATATAGGTAATGGCAGCTTCGGTTTTGCCGGTACCCATAATCGCATCGCACACCTTGACTTTAATAATAGTTCCTCCTTAGAATTTAATAGTTTTTGTAAAAAAAATGTCTTAAACTGGCTCACAGCCCTTGTGTATCAAGGCATCTGAGCACCCCCTCTCTTAAAAAACAATTTTGTGTTATGTGAAGGTCACAAGTTCACTAACGTGTCCTTGCTCGCCACATAATTCCGCCTACGGAGTAGGCGGGAGGCTACGCTATACCACCTCGGGAGAAGTTCTCTTCGCAAGCTTCGCTAACTTCTCTTCGGAGATACCGCTGACGCCTCCCTCAAACATCTCCGTAGGCGGGTGGAAGGCTTCGCCTTATTTCTAAAGGAAGACTGCATCCTCGGTTCGCTCCATCTTGAGGCGAACTCAGCAAGCCTTTAACTGCGCTGCGCTCCGTTTCCGTTCGCCTTATTAGTGTCGCTCACCTCGGATTTGCCTTGAAACGGCTTACGCCGTAGCCTGTACCACCATGTTATGTATATACCTTACACCCGAGGTTGGCTGATTTACCAAAATCTGAAGGTTAAATTTATGAATAAATTATTAACAGAAGTAGAGGGTAGAAGCTTGGCGCGTAGCGATAAACATAAATAAAAAAACGCGCCCTTCGGCGCGTAAGACGATCGTACATATATAGAACTTGTAGAAGCTTTCTTCGAAGACGGCAGCCTGTTATAGGCTTATACCACGGACGAAAGACCGCTCGTAAGGTAGACTTTAGGGATTTTAGCCTGTACCACATCTTTATCTCGGATGCTCGTAGGGGTGACTTTGTGCGTAGAGCGGGCTTTTACCAGTTTTTTAAAATTTTAAAAAGCACCAATCTACCTGACCCGTAGAAGATACCCTCTACTATGGGCGGGATTTGTGTAGTTCTGAGGGTCTATTTTGACGACGTGTGAGTGGGGTTGATTAACTAAGCGGTTTTTCACGATTATTTTTCTGCTATAGGTTTAAAATAGCCCCCATGGGGCAGATAATCCATAAAGGCGGATTTTATGGATTTATTATACCTATATAGTCGAGGTATACAAGCTATGATATTTTAGTGTTATATAAGCATTATTTTTTTGTTGTATTTACAACGCCGTCTACACGTCAACGTCAACACTGCATAATATCACCGTCAACACGTCAATTATATCTTATATGCTAAAATAAAAAAATACCTATACACCGAACAAAGTAGCGACAGCAAAAAGATAAATTCCGATATGTATAGGTATTATATTATATATTATATAGGTAAGTATATATCCTATTATGTCGGGACGGCTACACCGTCCCCATCGGCGGCACTTGTGCCGCCTAATAGACGCACGAACATCTATTATTCTGCGCAAGAATTATTTATCGTTGATTGGTAGGTGCAGCACGGCGCGGAGTGCGTCAGGGGATATATGCGCGGCAGCGGCTACTGTAGATATAGCCGTATCCAGGTTAGACGGCTCAGGTGTAGGGGGTGCGGGGCGGTTGAGTAGAGTATCTATAGATATATTTAAATAATCGCATATATGGGCGAGGGTTTTATAGTTCGGGGTTTTGTCGTATTTGTACATTTGTTGCACTGTATCTTTACCTATGCTTAATTCTTGTAACATAGTTTTAACCGTGATATTTTGCCGCATACACTCTTTTTTTATCTTCTCCGCAATAATAGCATTATCATAATTGTTAGTATTGCACAAGTTCATCAACTCCGTTGCATAGATTTATTGTGTACATGTTACAAAGATGCGTAAAATCTGCAAAAAAATGCTTATTATTCTTTTTCGAGTATATAGTACTGCAATTGCATGCTATAATGTGCTTGCACTTGAGGGACAGCCCCGACGGACAAGCCGCCGACGATGAGCCGCTGAGCCACGCGGACAAGGCGCGCCGGGGTATCTTGTAAAGTACAGTCATCCGAATATACACCATTATATAATAGGGGGGGGTAAAAGTCAAGCGCGGTCAATCGGCTTATTTTATAGGCGGAATGATACGCGACAAGCGGAACACATAAATATTATTGTATGTCCTTGCAATACTTTTGATATTGCTATCACGCTTTGACGGCTTTTTATAGCTATCAGCCCGGGACGGCGCGCGCCGTGGCGCGTTTATCGTATGCATTAATATTGTAAAATATCGGTAACGGCAGCGGGATACTCTCAGCCGTTACCATGCCGCGTAGGGGCGCTATGCGGGGCGAATAAAGGCATTTTATCACAAGTCCGTAAAAGGTCAAAGAAATAACTGCCATTTAAGCGGGTGTATTATCTGTTTAAATACTTTGATTTTGTTGTGCTAAAGTGGAGAGTCCGGGGACGGTTAAAAGCCGTCCGAGCTTTAAGCTCTTTTACCGTTGGTGTTTGATATATACGCGATAAGTATATCGGCAATAAGAAAAAAATAAACCGTGCATTAATGCTATATTGATATTTTAGCTTTACACCGCCCGCGCTATTTCTCAGGAAATACGAACAACGGACGGTAATTTTTATTCTTAGGAATAAATATTTATTGTAAAGCGGGGATATTAATGTTTCATTTTTTGGAAAATGCACGGTGACGGGTAACAATTGATACGTTGGTACAATAGGACATTTTAGCACATTTCGAGCGCATGAGTTCCGATTCATGCGCTTTTTAATATGCTAAAACGCATATAAAAATTTTATTAAAAGGACGGTAAAAAATCATGAAAAAGACAACAGAAAAGAAAGCATTACGGAATATCACGGACATCAGAACAGAGCTTGAAACACGTATTAACGCCTACAACGCGGCAATAAATGCCGACGATACAAAGGCGGCAGAGCTCGAAAAGCTCGACAATGAAACATCAGAGCTTGAAAAAGAGTATACCCGCGCCGCGTTTCATGCAACGGCTCTCGAATTGCTTGATAAACCCGCGCCCATGCTTGCTGCGGCGACGGCTTTAACTTTCGAGACGATGAAACACAAAGACAAAGAGGATGAAAACGGCATAAAATCGCGTGAAATTGTCGCGGCTGAACGCCCGCTTGATTTTGTCGCGCTTGAATCATTTTTTGCCGAGCGCGGAAAGAAATTCGGCGCGGAATCTACATGGGCTTACAAAGTCGCGGCTTTTAATCGTTTACTTTGCATGAGAACGGCGCAAAGTATCGGCGCGGATGTGAAAACAGTTGCGGAAAAGTTCGCCACGCCTACACAAGCCCGCGATATCGATCTCGGCAAAACTCCGACAAGCAACACACAATTACTCAAGCAATTACAGATGATAATTGACTCTATGCTTTATGTAGAGGGCGAAAAGGGCAACATCTATAAAGCAAATTCTCATGATGTCGGTTATCTGTTATCCCTCTACGCGAAAAAGGGACGCGGCGTTCTGAGTGTTGCTGCGGCTCGCCCGAAGTATCTCGAAAAGCTTATCGCTGAAATACTTCACCGCATAGTTACCGAAAAGTCCTATAATATCGAGTTCAAGGAAAAGAAAGACCGCGCAAGCGGCAAGATAGACCCTAAACCCGCCGGGGCTGTTGAATCCGCGAGAAAATCCGCGAAAAAATCGAGTGCAAAGGCTCAGACGGAAATTGAACGCGCAAGACGCGCCGCCGATAAAGTCCGCAAAAAAGCAAAAGCGGAGGCGAAAAAAATTCAAGCTGAGAACGGCGGCGCGTCTGTAGCTGCGCCGTGGCTGCTCGACGCGATGCGTAAACTCGCCGAAGAGAAAAAAGCCGGAAAAATCACGGACGAAGAATTTAATAAATATCTTGAGTACGCCGAAAACAGAGATATCGAGGAAGGCGGCATAGGATTCTACGGTGTAAACAGTGAGGAAGAATCCGCATAAAAAATTTTACGCTCAAAAGTGAAATTAAATCAAAATTAAAAATCCCCGTCTAAAATGAAATGAAAATCAGTTTTGACGGGGATTTTATATCCAAAATCTAAAACAGAAAGGAATCGAAAATCATGCGCTATTACAAAGTTAAACCGGAATACGATCAGACCTACAAGAATCCACGCATACACGACGGCAACATTTTAATCGGAAATGAGCTTTATACGGAATCGGAACGAATTAAAATGCGATTCGTGCCCGATAAGTGTTTCGATGTCGTGGATGTCCCGCGCAACAAAACTGGATTTATGTTCGGCGCAAGATTTGCATTTGGAATCTAAATCAGAAAGGAAATGAAAATCATGGATGAAATTCAGGGTGAAATTTGGGATGCACTTTGCAATCTCGACGGGGAAACGGCTGCAAGGCTGTTTACAAATTACTACGGGAATCAGCTTTTGACCGACGATTCCCGCGAGTTTATGGAGGAGGAAGGGGTAATATGAAAATCAAAAACGGAAACGAAACCGTATATGAAATCATAACCAATCACGATTTTACACTCGACGAAGCTATGGCCTTCGCGGGTGAATACTCGAACGATGCCGCTATAAACGGCGAGCCGGAAGTCACGATAAACGGCAAAAAATATTATTATGAGGAGCTGAGTTTAGAATGGTAAACACCATACAGAATGATTATGTCATGCAGGCAAATGAGTTTTCAGAACGAAACGGAATTGAAATCAAAATCACTTTTAAGGAACGAAATTCAAATCCGATGTGGGAGGAAAATTATTTGCGAAACTGCTATTCGGTTTATATCCGAAACACGAATAGCGGCGAGGTTATGCGTGTTACATTTTGGGATTCCATATATAACACAACACACAACATCACGCCGACTTGCTACGACATTCTCGCGTGTTTGACGAAGTATGACCCCGGTGACTATGAGGATTTTTGTTCGGAATTTGGGTATGAAACCGAAACCGAAAACGAATTCAGCAGACTAACGCGAAATCCGAACGCTTATAAGATTTGGAAGGCGTGTTGTCACGAATGGGAAGGAGTAAAGCGCGTATTCGGAGAAGATGAAACACTCGAAGAATTGCGGGAAATAAACTAAAGAAAATCACTTCGGAAATTGGTAATAAAATTATATTCCCAAAGTGTTTCTATTCTCAAAACATAATCTAAATGCTACAAAATTAAAACAAAAATGAAAGGAGCGAATATTTTACTATGTCATACGAAAAGTTTGTAAAGGGAGTGATATGGAAAGTCGGATTTGAAACGAAAATCCGTTTTGAAAACGACGGCGAAAAGTATACGGCATACATAACGGGTGGAATTATTATCTACGGAAATAGCATATCCGCTCTTGTATTGGTGCGCTGGGGCGACGGTCACACGGCGCGAGTAAATCTATGTGAGGAGGAAATCGGATCATGAGTTATAACACCTATGGGGTCGAAGTTGAAAAGCAAAACGGTTTGGTAATCGGAAAGCATTTCAACAATCTCGATGATGCTATGTGTGTAGCCGAACGGGCTGTATATGAGCGCGGCTGCGTGTGGTCGTGCGTATATATGCCTAACGGCGATATTTATGTTGAGTATGAGATGTAAATCGAATATAGCTTTAGCTAATACGAAATGTAAATCGAGTACAGCTTTAGCTAATACGAAGAAAATGTGGCATAAAATTTTAAAAGATTTTTGGTAAATAACCGAAGTCGTGATATAAGATAGAGCCGCCGTGAAAGGAAAACCAAACTCGGCTGCTAAATTTAAAATCAGAAAGGAAAACAAAATGGAAATCAGAGAGGAAACGAAAGACTGGATAGATTTTAACGAAATACGCTGCGGAGATGTGTTTCGTGCCGAGGACGACGATTACTATATGAGGGTAAGCGGGTCAGCAAAGTACAACGCTGTTGAAGTTGGTACTGGGCAGTTAGTCTGTTTTGGCGGCGAATTGGTGAGTCCAGTTCACAACGCGAAAATGGTGGTTAATTTCTGAAAGGAGATCAAAATGAAAATCGAAATCAAAACCGGGAACGCCGCTTTTCATGACTGTGACGCGGAAAATGAATATGCCGACTACTACGCCACGGCGGCTGAGCTTAACCGAATTTTCGGGCAGATAAGCAGAGCTGTAGCCGAAGGGCGAACAGACGGCAAGGTGATAGACAGCAACGGAAACATATGCGGAGAATGGAGGATCTAAAATGAAAATGATTTTCGTTGTGGTCGTCACTACCGAAAACGGAAAGCATTATGCCGTTGCCGACACGATACAAACAGGCAACAATTTAATCGCCATACTTAAAAGATACAACGCTGATATATGCCATTTATGCGAAAGCCGTAGAGAGGCGGAGGAACTGGCGCGAAAATGGAATGAGGCATATAGGCAAAACGGTACAAACTTATTTTAAATCAGAAAGGGAATCAAAATGGAGTTGAGATTTGCAATCACAACTGTAATTGAAATTGCCTTCGTCGTCGCGTTTTTGTATGCGCTGTGGCACGAGGGTAAAATTATAGCTTTTGAGGAACGGATGGAGGATACCGTAGCTCGATGGCTTGCGAAGAAAATCATAAACAGAAGGAGGAGAGCTGCGGTTGACAGAAGAAGACAGAATGAAAAGGTTCGTTAAACACAAAATTAGGGTTCTAAAGGAATTAGGTGTTGCTTTGACAAGCGACGACGAAAAGCGTTTGGCGACGGCTTCCAGCTACATCGCAGTGGATAATATAGCAAGAACAATGATTCAGAAACTAAATTAAGGAGGAAAATGAAATGAATAAGGTTATCAAGGGAAAGAAATACAACACAGAAACTGCAAAGGAAATTTGCGACAGAACAAGCTACTGCAACGGAACGCCGAGCAGTTGGACAACTCTTTATCAGAAGAAAACCGGTGAGTTTTTTATAGCTCGAATATCCAGCGGCATGAATTGCTGGGACACGGAAAACAAAATCACACCGATTGGTATCGATGAAGCAAAGGTGTTTGCTGAAGAGAACATGGATGCGGATGGCTATGAGTCCGTGTTCGGTGAAGTCGAAGAGTAAAGGGAAAGGAGAATTGAAAATGAAAAATGGTTTGACAATCAGAGATGCAACTGAACGCTGGGTTCACGAAATGAACGCTATACCTACCGGCATGATTGAAAAGATGATGGAAGCAGATATGGATGATTGGAGAGAAGTTACATTGCCGAGCGTCGGCGATCTGGTATATGCATATAGCTATGGGTCGGGCGAGGTTGCAGAAGTAACATCAACTGAAGACGATGTTGTGCTTGTGGTTGATTTAGATGTGCCACGGAGTGAGCAGGTGGAAATTTCTGCGGATGAGGTTGATATTGAGCATCTCGAATTACTCCCAATGTGGGGTACAATGTGGTCGTTTGGCGACTCCGTAGATGATTGGTGGCTTGAAGAAGGAAATGGAATCGAAATCATGTCGGAGTGCGGGTTTAGAATTTACGAATCTGATGAGTTCGGATATTTCTTTGGCATAGACGGAGCGGGCTACGATTTCTACGATGCACACTGGATTCCGCTCTATAAGGCAAGAGGACTTCAATGGCACGACCCAGTAGCGGAGCAGGAATACCAAATGTTAAGCAAAGGGTATAAGAAAGAAAAATTGGGCGCGAATACATACTGGATGGACAAAAACAATAATGTAATTGAAGAGGTAATCAAGGAGGAATTTTAAAATGGGATGGACAAGTTATCATGCGTCGTTCTATAAGAACGGTAAAATAGATAGAAAAGCAGAGTGCGACAGCATAATGAATTGCGATATGGTAGGCAACAATGGAAGATATGAAGTGCTCAAATCTGCTATGGTGGGCTCTACTTACTATGCCGCTGTAAAGAAAATCATTTTCAAAACGGGAGCTAAGCCCGAAAAGGAAAGCGTTTTTGGAGTGGTGATGCTCACGTCCGTTAACAACAAAGACTATTTTAACTTTTCTTACAAGGATATGGATGAGAGCGCTGGTCCCGGTTACTATGATTGTCCGAAGAGAATACTTGATGTGCTTACCCCTACGGAGTATGAGTGGGCAAAGGAATGGCGAGAGCGCTGCTATGAGAATATAAAAAAGAAAAAGAGTCCAGACGCACTCAGCAATCTGCCGGTCGGAAGTGAAATCAAATTTACTTTGTGGGACGGTACTGAAAAACGGTTGGTAAAGCATCCGGCTGCATATCAGTTTAGTCGTCCGTTTTGGATGAACTTAAATGAATATACATATGTGCCGGTAAACAGAATCCCTAAAAACTACGAAGTAATAAGAAGAGGCGCGTAACCATGTTTGATTATCGATAATATTAATTCAAAAAGGAGAATTAAAATGCCAAATTGGGTAACAAATCGAATTGTGTTTCACGGAAATCAGGAGAATATAAACAGGGTTCTTCAGTACATAAAAGGAAATGGGTCTGAAATTGATTTCAACAAAATTATTCCAATGCCCGACAACATTTATCGCGGTGATTTAGGCAAGAGGGAGAGGGAGTTGTACGGCTTAAATAATTGGTATGATTGGAGTGTGGCGAATTGGGGCACGAAATGGAACGCGCAACACTCCTCACTCAACAACAAGAATACGCTGTGGTTTGATACGGCGTGGAGCTGCCCTATACCCGTACTCGATAAGCTTGCAGAAATATGCTGCATAAACGATGTTAGGTTTGAAGGGGAATGGGCTGACGAGGATTGCGGTTGTAATGTTGGTGTGTTTTGGAGCGACAACTGTGTGGACAAAGACTATGATTTTTATTATGAATCCATAGACGACAATACAGACGAAGCATACGACATATATGTAAAACTCAAAGGCGAGAGTGATTGTATGGGTAAGGACGGCGATGGACATTGGATCCGTTACGATTGTGATACTTGCCCAAACAAAGACAAATGCTAAAACAAAATAACAAACAGAAAGAGACTGGAGGAGAATGAATGATGATATCGAACAAGAAGTGGATCGACTTTCTGCCAGAAGATGTGTACCAGCGCTTAGCAAACTGCAATAGCGTGAAGTCCGACATTCCGGCGCTTGTGGATGCCAAGTGGCGCGGATATAGGGAACTTGGTAAAGACAAGTGCGGGTTTACCAAGGAAGATGCACTGATTTCTGTTCTTGAATTGCTGGACTGTAACAGTTGTGATATAGAGCTGACGAGTGACGAGTATCAAGAGATGAAAAGATAATCTCGCGAGTCAAATGCACAAAAATGAAAAATAACAAATAGAAAGGAATTGAATTTGAAATGAAATTAAAATTTGATTTAGGAATGCAGGTCATGACGCAGGGTATAGCAAATATACTCGGTGACGGTAAAATTTGCGAGGAGCTGCTCGACGCTTTCGGGCGATACACAAAGTGCGATTGGGGTGATATCCCCGAAGAGGACAAGGCTTTAAACGACGAGGCGGTTCGGGTAGGCGATGGACGAACGCTCGCCGCATATAACACAAGTAAGGGCGAGATTTGGATAATCACAGGCTTCGGCGACGAGGGTAATGTGACGACCATGCTGTTGCCGGAGGAGTATTGAAATTATAACACAAAAAGGAGAAAGCAAAATGATTAAGGAAATTGGTAATGAGTTATATTGCAGAAACTGTGGCTGTGAGTGTAGAACAGCGCATCGAGAATACGAATGTCCGAGATGCGGCAGCGAAGATGTGTTTAATAGTAATTTTATTACTTGCGACTGCGGAGCAACGGTGTATATAGAAGGGTTTACAAACGAGTGTCCCCAGTGCGAGAAACTGTATAACGGCTTCGGGGAAGAACTTGCACCTATAGAAGAGTGGGACGAGGAAGAACGCTACGCATATTACTGCCGTAGTGACGAAAGTGTAGCAGACTTTATTTAAGAAAGGAAAACGAAATGAAATGTCTTGTGGAATTTAATTATTCGGGACGAGTTACATATGAGATTGAAGTAGACGACGAAGAGACGGCGAAGAGAGAAGCTGCTAATAGGTGGTTGGTTTGGGTATCGGCAGACGCGGTGGGTCACAATCCCGAGTTTGCGTGTGCGGATATTAAGTATGACACTATGACGGCTGAACGGCTAATAGACGGTGATGTAACTGATTAAGAGTTGGAGGTAAATGAAAATGAGTGACGTAGTAGAAAAATATATCAGGCTTATAGATACGATTTCTGTTGATAGGCTTACGGAGATTACAAATCGCGCCGCGTGGGATGATGGTATTACCGATCAAGAGTTTCAGGAAATATTTAAGTACGCAGTACTTAGAGATTTGGAGGTAAATGAAAATGTATAAACTTGACTTTTATACAGCAATATCTGACAGGAACGACCCCAAAGCCCTCAATCACTTCGAGTGGGTCAGTGGTTATGGACAGGTAGTCAGAACCCCGCGAGGAAGAGAAATCGAATTTGGTTTTGATAAGCGGAGTGACGGATGGTATGTAACCGACGTTGCTTCCGGCATGAGGATTCCTAAAAAATATGACACAAGGATGAAAGCACTTGCCGCCCTTAATGCAGAGATGCTCAGTAAGGTTGACAAGGCAGTAGAGAACGATACATACAAAGCTGTAGTGAAAGCTCTTAGCGAATTTAAAACAAATTCGGAGGTAGCGTGATATGACGGTGTATGAAGTGTTGAAAACATATTGCAAAAACTGCGCACACAACGGTAATTGTTGGAAGCCGTGTGCGGCGGCGATATCGGCGGTGATGAGTGACGAAAAGGCAGAAGCAAAGGCGTGAGAAAGATGGTGACGAGTTTATGGTGCTGAACACGACATATTGCAGACGAGCTTTTACCGGCGTGTACTGTGAGCATATGGACGGAAATGTATGTGTGAGACGACCCGGCGAGTGTGATTTTCAGTATGGAGCGGGTAGACGACGAGAAAATGAAGTCCAGAAGGAATTGGATTCTGATTTGAAGAACGAAAATGAAAGGAAAATGTAAATGGATATCAAGGTAAAAATCTGTGATAAGGCTATCGAGCTTATTGATCTGTTGGCTAATATGCCGCTCGCTGACGACGAATTTGTTGATGAGATAATAGACGGTATTCGGTACAACGAGCCGTACCGAATAGAAGCAATTAGAGATGAGGTACAGAATGGCTGAAGAAATATAGGATATCCGCAATTAGAGGTTGAAAATTAAAAACAAAAGGAGGTATGAGCCATGAAAATTATAAAAGCATTAAAAATGCGAATCTATCCAAACAAAGAACAGGCTTTAAAAATTGACAAAACCATTGGCTCATGCCGATATGTTTACAACCACATGCTTGCTCGTAATAATAAGATATATGCACGTCGTAATGAACACTTATCGTATTATGACATGCAGAACCTTTTACCGCACATGAAGGAATATCTTCCGTGGCTGAAGGAGTCGGATTCACAGGCTTTGAAGTATGCCTGCCGTCAGGTCAATAAAGCCTTTGATGGGTTCTTTAAGAAGAGAACCAATTTTCCAAAGTTCCACAGCAAACGAACAAGCAGACAGTCCTACACGACTACAAATAAAGCCTATATTGACTACAATCCTGATGAAAGAAAGGTAAGACTGCCATTCCTTGGATGGATGTGCTGCTCAGACAATCGTATTTTAAAAGACTGCACTTTCAAGCAGGCTACGGTATCAAAAAAGAATGGCAGGTATTATGTTTCTATTACGTACAGCATTGAAAAAAATGTAGTTCCTGTGCCTGTGAGTGAAAACCAAGCTCTAGGTCTGGACTACAAATCAGATGGACTGTATGTAGATAGCGAAAGTAATGCACCTGATACGCCGCACTGGTTTCGACTGGCTCAAAGCAAGCTGAAGAAAGAGCAGCGAAAGCTTAGAAACAAAGTTGGCTCTAAAAAGGGAGAGCCAAAGTCTCATAACTATTCAAAGCAGCTTCAAAAGGTTCAAAACCTTTATGAACATATTGCCAATCAACGTTTGGACTATCTTCATAAAGAGAGTACAAGACTAGCAGATCAGTATGATGCTATTCTGATTGAAGACTTGAACATGAAGGCTATTGCTAACAAAGGCTTCGGCAACGGCAAAGCCACTCTTGATAACGGATGGGGCATGTTTGTAACCATGCTTGACTATAAGCTGAAAGAACGTGGCAAATGCCTACAAAAAGTAGACAAATGGTATCCATCCTCACAGACCTGCAGTGTCTGTGGATGTATGAATGAAGATGTAAAAGATTTGAGTATTCGAAAATGGATATGTCCACACTGTGGTGCAGAGCATGATCGAGATATCAATGCTGCTATCAATATCAAGCAGGAAGGCCTGCGGTTACTAGAAGTAATTTAAGAAATGTAGTAAAAATAAATGTACTGTACGGTGAGGCACATCGGAACAGGCGAAAGCCGAACGCATGTGGAGACAGGAACTTCGGGCATACAGCTTTTATAGTGTATGCAGATGTCTGTCGAGGAAGCATGAACCACAGGACAAGGTTGAAAATCAGTTCTAGCTGGCACTGGTGAAAGCAGTGTTTTCAACCTCAGATTGCGGATAGCCGAAATATACTATCACATAACGGACAATCATGGAGTAATCTATGGTAGAAGTACAAGTAAAACTCGACTTCAGGAGAAAATGAAAAACAACTTCACTGAGGCTGTTATGCAGGAGTTAGGAATAGAAATTGTTGAGGTATATGATAGCATTTGAGCTATCGTGAGCAAAAAAAATAATATGGGAGAGGAAGATTAAAATAATTAAGAGAGGAGAAATCTACTTGGTTTCGCTGGACGGAGTGGGGTCTGAACAACGGAACACAAGACCTGCGATTATAGTGCAAAACGATGTGGGAAATGCCCACTCGCCGACGACGGTTATCGTGCCCTTATCGACAAAAATGAAACCGTCTATGGCAACGACGCACGTCAAAATAACAAGCGAGCAGGGTGTAAGAGATGAGTCAGAAGCATTATGTGAACAACTGAGAGTGGTAGACAAATCGAGATTAGGAAGGAGAGTGGGTAAAATCACTGACGAATCAGTTATGACGGATATAACAAGAAAAATAAAAGTAGTGTGCGGCTGTTAATTGGAGGGAAAAATGGAACATCAAACAGTAGTAGCAAAAACGAAAAATGGAGATGAGTTTGTGGCTTGTTCTGGTATCGGAAGCAAGCTCTGCTCAATACATAGCTGCGAGTCGTGTCCTAAGATGAAATCAATTCGGGACAGCGCAAATAAGCTTGGATATGCCGGAAAAGGAAATGACTTTGCAGAGCTATTAAATTATCTATTCGATAAGGAGTGTGAACAGTTTGGAAATTATGCTGTTGTGGAGGTGTGTATGTCAGATTGACTCAATTCAAAGTAAAAGAGTTCAAGAGAATTTTACGGGATAACGGCTATAAGGAGGTGAGGTGTTGCGGTAGCCATCAAACTTGGAGCAATGGTGCAAGCA